TTTAACGTCGTCAGGAGAAAATATGAGACATAAACAACCGCCAGAAGTTGTCAAATACTTTGAGCAGATGGAGGAGCTAAGGCTGCTCGTCGAGCCACAATGTTGTCACACCTGTGACGCTTACACCGAGGAAGGAATGTGCCAAGAATATTCAATCGCACCGCCGGAAGATTTCGCCGCAAAACTAAACGAGTGCCAAGAGTGGGCACCAATGATTCCGTTCTAAAGATTCCGACTGAGCACCAAGAACAAGTTTTGTTCGTGCAGTGGTTCAGACGTCAGTACCCAAAGGTCAGGATCTTTGCCATACCTAACGGCGAGAGCCGGTCAAAGTCTGCCGGAGCTAGGCTCAAATCCGAGGGCGTTAGCGCCGGAGTGCCGGACCTTTTCATCCCCGAGTGGAATTGCTGGATCGAGATGAAGCGATCGAAGGGAGGCCGCGTTAGCGAGAAACAGCGGGAGTGGATGGACTATCTAGAGTCCGTCGGCCACAAAGCCTTTGTTTGTGCTGGATTCGATAGTGCAAAAGAAGTTGCGGAAAAGGTTGCTGCAGACACCTAGCTGTGTATAATGCACTCACACCAACAAGAAAAAGAGAGCAAAATGAACACTGTCACCACTTACGAATACGATGTAAGACTGCCTAGACCCTTCGCCGAAGACGATTTTCGCACTTGCAAAACTTTGCAAGAAGCAGAAAAAGAAGTTAGTTCTCATAATTCTTTTATCACAGAACATGGTCACCCCGAGTGCATTTGCACCAACAAAATTGTTAAAAGAGAAGTTCTTAACTCTTACGCAAATTCCCTTGGGTACTCAGATATATCTCCCTACGAAATTGTAAGAATCGTAAGCGAGAAAACTCTTGAAATAAGAGCAATGGACGCGGTAGAAACAGAATTTTGGAAAAACTCTAAAGACTGGAAAGCTGGCGGTTTTGCCGGTCACTTAGCTAATCAGAGAGATCAAGAATGGGACATTACCAGCAACGAAAAAAACGAAGTTTTTAAAATTCGTTGGTCTGAAGCTAAGCAAAGATGGCAAGCAAATAACATGAAATTTAATTTGAACACTAAGCCACTGAAGCACTACGACTACAACTTTTAAATACAAGGGGCTTCGGCCCCGCCGACCTGAAGGAGCAAACGTAATGAAAGTACAGGTATCTATGACCTTAGAGCTTGATGCTAAAGATCTGAAAAGTTATATGTCGGATCTTGGCTGTGACGATGAAACTGTAGCCGAGTATGTGAGGAGCTACGCCATATCGGCGATCCCTGCAATGCTGTCTGAAAATCTTCGTGACAACGGCTACCAATCAACTGTTGATGTAACAAAGTCTAACTACGATGAAAATTTACAAAAAGCCCGTCTTTATAGTTTAGAAATGAGTAGGAGCAGGCGTTAATGAAGATCAAAAAATGTGGCGGCTGCGGGACGACTGATCTAAAAATGTTCACAGCCTCCCAGAAGAACAAGTGCAAGGATTGCAGGAAGTTAGAAAAAGTTAAAGGCGAGGCCGAGAATACTCCGACTAACTGGCTTAGCAAGGCATGGGTTTAACGGATGCGGAATAATAACCCTTTTATAGACGGTGATGAACTTACTATAGGTGATTATGTCCCGTGGGAACAAGGTAAGCAGCTCCGTTGTAGGAAGTGCGGAGGGCTTTTAAGCGCCACACTTGTACACGTTAACCTATCAGAATGCACCACAGACTTTTTTGAATCGAACGTAACTCAGACACATCAAGATGACCCGACAGGCTGGGAATCAGATTGCGAAGACGTAATGGCTGGAGATACCCCGTGGGGCGCTGGCTATTAAAGAATGGGTTTAATCAATTAATTGCTCGAAAGATGTTTTTATTTACCTTTTAATGTGTATAATGGACTCATACCAACAGAGGAGCAAGCGTAATGAGCAAGTTAGATTTTAGTGATTTAGGTGAGGACTTTAGCGAAGATTTGGTCAAGGCCAAATCTACTCACGCCGACGAAGGCATGATGGGACAGACAAGAAGCGAAATAGCTGGTGCCATGTTTGAGTCTAAGTGTCCTGTCCGACAGTGTCGTAACGGCTCTTGGATAGCTAATACTGGGAGAATGGTTGGACCCTGCTACAAGTGTAAAGGCACTGGAATTCTCAGGACTAAAACGAATCCTGAAGTGCTGAAGAAAAATCGTGAGGACGCTAAAGCTAAAAAAGTCTTGGAAGCTAAAGCGAACATCAAAGCGGCAGTTAAGTTCTTAGGCGAAAACCCCAGTATTGACGCATGGTTTAAAAAGAAGGTATCAACCTTTGAATTTGCAAAAAGCCTTTTCGACAGCTTGTTAAAGTACGGCAGCTTGACCGAGAAGCAACTCGCGTCAGTTCAGAAGATGGTAGCTAAAGATGCGGAATGGGCGGCTACAAAAGTTGAGTCTAGCAAAGTAGCAGATCTGAATATGTCTGGCCTCGTCACGATATTCGATAATGCTTCTGAGCATCTGAAGCGTCCAAGGCTCAACATTGGCGACCTTCTCTTTACTAAAGCGCCGGACAGCGGAAAGAACGCCGGCTATTTGTACGCCAAGCTTAACGACGAGTACGTCGGCAAGATCTCACCAGAGGGCGCGTTTCTGAAGGCTTGGGGATGCACCGAGGAAACAGTGGATAAGATCAGAGCCATCAGCGCAAACCCTCTAGAGGCTGCTCAGGAGCACGGTCACGCTACGGGACATTGCAGTGCTTGCAACAGGCTCTTAACAAACGAGCTTTCAGTCGAGCTTGGCATCGGGCCTATCTGCAGAGGCAGATGGGGCATCTAACACAATCGACCCCTTCGGGGGTCTTCAGGAGTTAGCGTAATGATGGACCCAGCAGATCAAGTACAAGTAGCAGTAACAGAATATTTGCTAGAGGGAACGAGGAAAAGCATCGCAAAAAGAGCGCAAAACGATCAAGACGAATTCTTGCTCGACATGGAGAGAAAGCTTGAAGAAGAAATTATTAAACTAAAAGGGAGCAGTTGATGTACATAATTCTAGAGATAGACAACGTAATATCAGACGATTCGTGGCGGGCCGACAAGATAAAAAAAGAGAAGCTTATGCCGTCTGGGAAGTTTCACGAATACAATATGCTATGCGGGTTCGACGTTCCCGGAAACGAATGGTTGTTTGATAACGATCATGAGGTCGTGGTCCTTACGTCTCGCCCTCGGTTTTACGTCGAGCCGACAAAGCAGTGGTTACTTAACGCCAACATAAGCCCAGCTTGTCTGATCATGCGAGAAGACAACGATCACTCTAGCTCTCTTCAATTGAGAAAAAAACAGTTATTTAACTTTTCTGAAACCATGAAAGCGACGGCGGATCAAATTGTCGGCGCTTACGACAGTCAGCAAGAAATTGTTGATATGTACTCTGATAGCGGAATACCCAGCTATCTTGTTTCAATTCACAGGGAGCACGAAAAATGAGTAAAGACTTAGATCACAAGCAGTCCATAATCGCTATCTGTTATCAGTTAGCTTTGCAGGAGTCTGAAATTAGAGGTGAGTTCTTCAGGGTAGACGATCAAGCGATGTCATACCTCAATAAAATCATACAGGGAGCAGAGACATGGCAAGAGATGGAGAAGGAAAAAAAGTGACCGCTACGGGTAGGTTCCGGTCCTGATCATTTCGCTAATCTCTAGCGATCGATTACCGACTTGCTCTGCCCAGCGGCTATCTAGAAACTCGGCGGCGGCTAAATCATAGTCGCCGTTTTTCATTGCCTCCAGAGCTTTAAAGAACCTTCTCAGGCGAGTCTGCCCGACGTTAAACGAGAGGTCCGTTAGAGCGTCCTGACGGACGGTATCAAGCCCAGCAAACCAAGGATATTCCTTTCTCAGCTCTGCGTCACAGCGTTCTATATCGCCTCTGAGCAGATGATCTATTTCATCTTCGCTTAGCCCCAGCCCAACCTCTGGATCGAGACATCTGCCCACCCCTACGGTTATGTAGCCGAGGTGATCTTTGTAGGCGTGAGTTTTTACGCCCTCATGGCGCTTGAGCATCTCTAAAAGTCTTTTCATTTTTCTCGGCTAACCTTCTTAATCTTCTCTGCGCTACGCATAGCGCCTAGCCCCAACATGCCCAGCAGCACCGGCATCATCGTGCTAGTATCGATCAGTGGGACCGTTATTGACGACTCAGCAAGGGCTAAAATAAAGTTTACCATCGGGATCAGCACAAAGTTAGAAGCCATGCCCAACACGCAGACCCACCCGACAGCCGGTCGCCATCCTGCTACAAACAGCGAGTTTGACGCTGCTTCGGCTTTGTTAACTTCTAACTGACCTTTTGCTAATTCCTGCGCGTGACGCTCAGACATAGTGGCTATCTGATGCGCCAAGGCATTTTTCTGGTCTTTGTCTTCGATAAATTTATCTAACAGCCCCGCTACAGGGCCAATAAGCGACTCGATCACAGCAAGATATTCGCGATTATTATCAACAAGATAACGCCAGAAGCTACTGTCAATAGGCCGAGAGTTTCATGCTCAATGCTGTGAATCTTGCTCCAGACCGCTTTGCCAATTTTTGCTAATAGATTTTTCATATCAATGCTCACTG